GTCGCTCGTTCTGGAATAGTCGCATTTCCGTCTAGTTTTTTAAATCCTCTTGTCATTCTCCGTCCTCCACAGGCACAGCAAACTGCCAGTAACGCTCATCAATTGACTTGATTTCTTGTTCTGTTAATTTTAATGCATAATCTTTTCCTTTTGTAAATTCTGAGATTATTCCACTTTCCGCTTTTGATACGAAGGTTGAATCGCTGGTTGAATCGCTTAATTCAAAAACTTTTGGTAAATCAATATAGAACAGCTGCGGTTTTTCGACTGTGTAGCCGATATTTCGAGCAATAATATATTTTTCTGGATTATTTTTAACCCACAATGTTGACTGCATAAATTCAACGTCTTCATCAGCGCCAGTACAGAAATGGTCAAAACGATAATTAATGCTATCGTCGAAATATTCAACCTCTCCATAACTCATACGCTCATCTTGTTTATCCCAAGCTCTTAATTTTGGTATCATCTAGCTGCTCCTCTCCCATAAAAACCATATCAACGGTTTCGTTGTAAAGATCGACTCCAGGGCTATTGAATGGAAATTCATCACATTCAGGACAAGAGATACTATCTACTAAATCAGGAATTGAGTCAGTGAATTCAAGAGCAGTAATAAAAGTTGGAACGTTGATATAATATGCTTCTTCTCCACCGCCTTTTATTTCAGCTTGATAATATTCTTCACTTTCATAAGCACCTAAACTTACTGGGTGAAGTTGTTGAGTAAAGTAATGGCAATTTACATATTCAATTTCTTTGTTGCAATTTTTACACTTCATCTCATCCCTCACTTCGTCGCATTGACAGCGTCGTCTGATAAATCTTTAGTCTGTTGTGCATCAGTTACAGCTTGAGATAGCTCATCAGTCTTTTGTTGAGCTGCAGTTAGCTTTGAGTTCAAATCACTAATCTGTTGCGCCATCTTCGCCTTATCTTGGTTCGCTTGATTCAACTGTCTAGCAACCTCTTCTTTTTGCTGATTGAGTGCGTTCAGTTGATTTTGATAGCTAGCAGCTTGATTTTGCAAGTTTGAGTTATCTTGATTGATTTGGTCTTTCAACTGGTTGATTTGGTTGTTCAATTGATTCAATTGGTCTGCATATTGCTGTGAGCTATTATTAGCCTGTTTAAGCTGCTCGTTTCGGTCTAGCAAGCGTTGTTTCAAGATAGAGATATTCTGTTGCACAGCGACCATATTTTGATGTCCTGCCCATGCATTAGCTGCATAAGCTCCAAAAGTTGCTGAACCAAAGATTCCTGCTGCGACTACTGCTGTTGTGATTAATTTTTTATTCATTGTTTTTCCTTTATTTAAAGACACTGTCGTCTTTTCTTGAGTTTTCGATTGCCATTTGTGCTCTGATATTTCTTCGCAATCTACGTTCTTCTTTTGTTTCGTGCTTTCTACGGTCACGATCGGTTATTTCATCAGAAATCTTAGACTTTGAACCACCATAAGGTTTCCAACCGGGATATTTTTCCATCATCGCTTTTTCATTTACAATGGCAATTTTGACTGCGTTCTTTTTCGGAGAATTAGCCATTCCATTTTTAACCCAAGCAGCGACTGAATGAGGTGAAACAAGAAGCATTTTTGAAAGTTCTTTTTTTGTACCAGTTCCCATTTTTATCCCATTGAAATATACATCATAAATTTTTTCTAACCTTGCCATCTCCTACCTCTTTCAATCCACTTAGTTTATTTTTCCATTGCTCATGAAACCATTCGTCGTCTTTGTCAGCGACTTTATGATTCTTCAAGATATCCTTGTCTTTAAAATCTAGGACATTTTTTTCTTTTTGCGTTGTCATAATAACACCTCATATTTTAGCTTCTAAGCGCTTTTGCCTAGTTCGTGATAAATTATCCATGAAACAGTTTAAGCGCTCAATGTAACCGTAATTTTCATGAATTATAGCTATCCAAACACAACTAATGATTCTGTCAATTGCTTATCCATAAAATTAAACAGTTGATTCCAAGTCATATCTTTTCCGTTGTTGAAAACAGATTTAATATCTCGATAAATTTCAACCAGCTCATGACTTCCTTTAGTTCTAACTGTGATATAAACCGAATTACTTCCATAACCGTCATATCTTGCTTTCTTAGCTAAGTTAAATAATTTAACAGTTGGTATGATTCTGAATGCTGTCATATCGCGCTCTCCTCGAACATATTCATTCTCGCTACTTTTTTAGCTATTGTTATTGGAATACCGTATCTGTTAGCAAATAATTTTGCTTTCATTTTAAATTCGGTTGTAAGCACTCCTTTTACATCGACAACTTTGAGTATTTCGTTATTTTCATTTCTGAAAACAAAGTCCGCTTTATAAGCTATTTCTCTATAAAGTTTTCCGTTCAATCTGAATTTATCCATGAGAACAAACTTCTCTTGCATGGTCATCCGCTCATCATTTTTATGTTGCAAATAGTAGATTGATTCAGCTTTGCTATCGAATACAATACCATCAACCGTTGTTTTCTTTGCTCCATATTTTGACTTTTTAGTTTTCTGGAACTTCATCTTTGGTGTCCTGTACTTGAGAAATTCATTACTTGCGCATTATTGAGTTTAAATTTCAATCTTGCTGGCAATTGTTCAAGCCTTTCATCACTTTCTGGAATTGTTAATATGATAATTGAGCAGTTATCACTTGCGCTTAATAAAGGAGTCAATGCTTTTTCAGCTTGATTTGCTGTGAAATCTGCCAATGAATCGAAAATAAGAATTTCTGCTTCTTCAATATCGTGTAATATCTTCAAATATTTTTCTCTTGCTTCATCACTAGAAAATCTATTTTCAGAAATCTGTATGTACTTTCTAACCTTTAATCGTTTTACTTTTTTCTGTCTGCCAACATTGGTAACAATCCACTTGACCATGTTGTCACAAGATACAACACTTAATTCATCAGCGAAATCATATTTAACAATGACATTTTTAGTCAAATCAATACCTTTTTTAGCTTTGAATTCTCCTAAGAAGTCATTGACAGCTTTAGTAGCAACTGTCTTTATTCCTTCAGCATGGCACATCGGACAAACTCTTACATCGTATAAGTAAGGTTCTCCAATCACTTCACCTTTTTCATTCTTAGGATATGAAAGCACAGGTTTCTTAGAACCGATAATCTCACAGCCGTGAACTTCACAGGCTCCAAGTTCCCCACCTTCTTGATAGTTTTTTAAAACATCAGTTGCTTTAATGGCAAACTCTCCGTCATCTCTCCATGTATCAAAAGCCATTAGATAAGACCCCCGAGAGTTTCTTTTTTAACTTTTACTTTTTGCTGGAACGATTTGAAAGTTGCACTTTCTAAAAACGCATAGGAATTTATACTAAATTTTTTAGTTTTATCTTCTGGATTTTCTTGTTTGTACCATTCAAAGTAATTCTTAGCGCCGATTACTGCTTGTTTCTTTTCTTCTGATGAGAGTTTCATGAATTCAACTTGTGCCATTGCTCTTTTTGCAATATTTTTACTAGAGAATTCAATAAACGAATCAAGATATTCAGAAAGAAGTGAGTTTATATCTTCTCCTGAACTTTTTTCTTGGAAGGCATTTGGTTGCGAAGCGTCTATACTATCCTTACCTATACTATCCTTACCTAACCTAACCTCTCCTATCCTATCCTGTGCGGACATTTGGTTGTCATTTGGTTGCGGAATGGTTGACACTTGGTTGCCAAGTAGATAAGACCCTTTGCTATCAAGAGATAACAGTGTTTTTTCTTCTGTATATATCGTTGGTTTTTGTCTATCTTTTCTTATTTTGTTGTTCAAATTCCAATCTTTAACAACTGTGACTCCACTCGGAAATGCAATGATAAATCCTTTGGCTTCCAAAAGTTTCAAATCATCATTATTTGAGCCATAAGCTCTGCTTAACATTTTTGCATTACCAATAAATCCTTCGTCATCAGCTTCCATTCCTAAATGAAAGTATAAAAGCTGACTTGATGACGGCATATCAACGAATAAATCACTCGTTGTTACTTCTTTGCTGAACATTCTTCTTTGCGCCACAAATACTCCTTTCTTCTATATTTATTTCAAGTTTTATTTCAAATTAAAAGCTGGCAATGAGTGGTTATGTGTAAACACTAAATACTCATTGACTTTACGGCTCGTTCCGCCACCCTCCAGCTTTGACTAAATACGAAACCACCGCCCAAGATGGTTTTGCTTAAAGTTGAATTATTTCTAATTCTACTGCATAGGTTTTATGAGGATTCCAGCTCTGCTCATAGATTAAATTTCCCCAAACTCTTTCGCTTTGAAATCTCCGAAACCGTTATCAACCATAACTTGCTTCCATTTATTTTTTTCTTCAAGACTTGAAAAACAAATTTCAATTACCGCTCTATACTTCTGAACGTTTTCAGTTCCAAAAACTTCAGCAATTTCTTCATCAGGAATAGATTCTGTTTTTTCTGGTTCGCTCTGAATGATTTCAGTTGATACTGAAGCAGCGCTGTTAAAAGACGCTTCTAGCTTTCTTGTTTCAAATTCTTGCTGCTGTTTTTCAAGTTCAGCTTGTCTTTGTTTTTCTGCTTCCTTACGTTGCTTTTCAAAAAGAACATCCTCAGAAATTGCTGACATTACTTCACTGACAGATTTTCCGCTATCAAGCATCCGAATATATGGTGTATCACTGACATTATTTCCAAAACAAAAGTTTGAAATCGTATCTTTATTTGCTTTATATTCAGCAATCTTTTGCTTTTCGCCATCAATAACATAAGTAATAGAATCAATTAACTGTTTTTTAGGCTTAATATCATTAAAGTTTGATGCTTTGGCCCAGTCATCCACAAAACTTTCAAAGATTCGTGAATCTACTTCTGTGTCTGCCGTCAGTTCAATTAACAATTCATGAACAACTTTTTTTCTTTCTTCTTTTTGTTCGGCTTCAACTTCTTTTATCCCAGAATCAATTTGAGAAATCGCCTGTTCTAATACTTCTACAGCCTTTTTGAACCAAACTTCAAACTCTGTTAAAGGTTGGTTATACTCCTTTTTGATGCGAATCTTTTCATCATTCAAAGATTTTGAAAGTTTCCTTAGTTCTGCACGAGTTTTTTTATCATCTGCCATTGAATCAATAGTTACCAGTCGATTAGAGTTTGCTTGAGCAATTGAATTAATTTGTTCTTCAAACTTTTCACGGTCTAAGACCTCAATTTTTGCTGGTTCAAACGTTACATTAAATTCATTCATTTTAGAAATCCTCCGCTGTTATTTCATCAATCACTTCGCCAGTTTCTTCAACAACTTCTTTTTGAGGTTGAGCTTTTTCTTTCAACTCTTCAATCTTCTTTGCTGCGTAGTCTTCCTTATCAAAAGACTCGATTTGAGCACGATCAGGCTCTTTAACTCCATTCACTTCACGAGGTTCTTTTTCTGGCTCAGGATATTCTTCTTCTCCATAAGTTCCAGAAAACTCAGCAGGAAATGCCATTCTCAACGCTTGACTTTCGGCTACTTTTCCAAGCATGGTACATGGTTTATTGGTCCACATACTATTTGGTTGTCCATTTTTCATTTGAACATATTCATCATAAGATACTGCAACATATACTGGTATTTCTGTATTCTTTAGATGAACTCTTGCCCATGCACCAACTAATTCTTGGTCTTTAGTTTTGAATGTTCCTTCATTATGTTCCAGAACTCCATCTTTATTTAGAACAATTACTCCTACTTCGATTCCCGCAAAATTAGGATTTTGAAATGCACGTTTTCGATAAAAGTCACGAGATACAACGATTTGAGCGGCTGCCGAACCGTATTTAATGAAATATACCTCTTTCATGAATGGGTTCATATTTTGATTTCTACTGATCGCTAATAGCATTGCAAGTTCTTCATCGCTTGCTTGACCACCACCTTTAAGAAATTTTTTAACCGTTGCTGTATTAAGATTTTTTGCATCATAAATATCAATTTCATTTGCCATTTTTAAATTCTCCGTTTCTTATTTTTGTTGAAACGTGATATAATCTAAGTGTAAATTTAAGAAGACACATCACGTCTTAGTCCGCATGCCCGTGCGGGCTTTTTGTTGTTTGCTCATACTAATATCCCCAGTCAGACAAGCACGAATTGAGCATAGCAGCTTTTTCTCGTTCTGTTCGTGATCTGCGGATAATGTACATTGTTCCGTCTTTTCTTCGATAAGTAGATTCAATAACTTCTCCAACTACTTCTCTTTTTCTAAGTCATAATGCTTATATCCAATGACTGTTGGAACTGTCAGGACTTCTCGTCCATTAATAATTTGTGTATGCATTATTTTCCTTTCTATGTATGCGTTTTAATCCTCCTAGTGCTATAATTACTGTGAGCAGATATTTGCGGTATTTGCTTAGTTTTATGGAAAGGAGGTATTTTGTTTTGAATTCAATTAAAGTCACTTTTTCTGACGGTTCTATCGCTACATTTCACGAAAACCAAACATTTCAAACTTGGATAAAATATAACGATTCCGTCTCAATTTCTAAGGGATATATACTTTGGAGACATCATAACAATGGTCTTTCTCCAAGTTTTTTAGAGATGTTAGTCAACTCAGAATTTTTCTTTGACATTGAAAAACCGGAAACATATTATGCTTCTAACTCTGTCGTGAAAATTGAATCTATTTAATTAATTCTGCTATCTAATGCGCGATTAGCAATTTCGGATTGGATGGCTTTTTTTAATGCTTGACCATAAAAAGTAAAATCAGAAGTTTCTTTCACTTTACCGATTGCTTCTCTGTAAGTAAGTGATGTCTCAATAGCCCAATCCACTTTTTCCTTGATAAGGTTATCAATTTCCTCAGAAAATTTATCCATTATGTTCTCCTTCTAGCTAGCTTTAATCAAATCTAAGTCGATCCTTTACGGTCGGCTTTTCTTGTACCATTCTCAAGTGTAGAGTTGAATAGATGAAATCATCTAATTGCGTCTCTAACTTCATAGCTTGTAATTTGTCGATTGCTTCAGTGTATGTTTTTGAGTTATCTTGAAGGTCATCAACAATACTTTCTACCAGTTCCATAATTTTTTCTGCTTTTTTAAGCACTTCTTTTTCCATTATTTTCTCTTTTCTAGCGGAGCACCGCATTTAATTTCTTAGCAATGAGCTTGATTGCTCGAATGTTCTGTGTGATTAAGTCGTGAACCAGGTCAAACAGGATTTCCCCCGTCTCTGGGTTGACTATGTATGTGTAGGTCATCTTATTTACCTCGTCTTTGCAATTGCAAATTTCGTGGTTCTTTGAACCATTCAATAACTAAATCCCTTGACCACTTTGTCCCTGATTTCCCGTAACTCATTTCAGCAAATTTCAAATGTTCTTTAAATGAGATTGAGAATGTGCTCTCGTCTTTACAACCAATAAGCTCCATAACTTGTTTTTGAGTTAAAGCAAGAGGGTACTTACCGTCATTAGATATATAGTCATGCATGGAATCTAAAACAATTCCTCTAACTGAATCTCTCAGCTTTTGAATCATTTCTTCAAACATGGATTTTCCTTTCTAGCTAGCTAAATCTTGTAAAAATTTATTTACAAAATAGATTTGCCCTTTTCCTGTTACTTTAGGAGTTTTAGTCACGGTTATTTTTCCACTATTATGAACGTGAGTATTTTCGGTAAACTCTAAAATACCTAAGTTCATCGAACGTTGAGTTGGCGAGTTGTAATCACTACCAATTTTTTTAACGAGGTATCCGTTATCTCTAAGCCAAGTAAATAATCGTTTCTCTCCGATATCAATTCCATTTTGTTTCAGGATTTTCGCTAAATCTCGAATGAGAATCGTGTTTTCGGAAGCTGAAACACTATCAGCGAATAACGCTTTTGGTTTCATTTGGCTTTTTTCAAGTTCAAGTTGCTTAATCTGATTTCCTGCTTGGAATAGCAAATCAGCCAAACCATTACCAGAGATAACATCTTGAGCTTTTGCATCCGTCATATACGCCCCGTGCTTGCGGATTGTTTTCAAAATTTCTTTTACTTTTTTCTTGAAAATTTTTGCTTGTGGCTTTTTAGATGACATAAGAACTTCGTAAAGTCCATCTTCGGTTAAAAACCACATATTACGATTTTGACCTGATGCAAGGATTGGTTGCATTAGCTTTTCATCATCATCAACTGTTTTTAGCATTTCGGACGCTCTTGAGTGTTCGATGAGTTCTGCAATATCTTTTGCGAGAAATAAGGGATTTTCTGCTGTTCCGTAGATTTTGGCATTAAATCCATCAATATTTTGTAATTCGTTCATGTTCCACCTCTTTAGCTAGCTTTTTCTTTTATACTGTTTAAACCGTATGTTTTTCCTAAAAAAATAAAATCCATAGGATAATGATATATTTCAGACAACTCAATTAGCAATCCTGTTGGAATGTTTTCACTATCCTTTTCATAGCTTAGAATAGTTTGGTAGTGCTTTTTGACAATTTCTCCAACTTCTTTAGCTGTTAATCCGGCGTTGACTCGTGCTGCTTTTAATGTAATTTTTGGTGGTGTTTTCTCTGCCATACTGGCTCCTTTCTTTTAAAAAAACTTCTGCTTTCGCAGTAAGGGAAGTTCAGGAATCGAACCTGTTCGCCAGTCTTCCCTGCTCGTTGTGAGCGATATCATAACTCCGTGCTATAATGTAAGTGACTAAACTAAAATTATATTGGAGGTTCTTATGAACTTTAAAGATTTTTTAACAATAACAATGTCAGGTCTATCATTATTAATTTCGTTTTGGATTTATTTTCAGAATTATAGAAATGCTAAGATGAATCTCGGAGTAAATTCTGATTTTTGTATTGACTCTAACGAACAAAACACTCTTTTTGTTAGAATGAGTTTTATTAATCATTCATCTAAACCAATAACCATCAAACATATGAAGTTATTTGATAAAGACAAATCAACATTCAACGGATTACCTCACCCTAATAAATATAGATATGACGAAGGAGATTGCTTACCAATTTCACAAGAAATTTTAGCTGATTTCAAATTCAAGAATCATCACCGCACTTATTCTACTTCTACAATTCCCACAACCATAGCCCCTTACTCCGAAGCATCCGATTTCTATTCGTTTTACTTTGGTGATTTTACACCGAGTAGCATTTCTGAACAAGATAATCTTTTTGTTTATATAGAGACTACTGAAGGTTCGTTTTATTATCTAATAAGTTTTGGTAATAAGTGCTATGAAACCAGAAACGACAATAGCTCGATACAAAGTTATCAGACTTATAAAAAAGCCGATACAATAGAATATAAAGCCTATTTACATGAAGACTAAAATAATAGACAAAATTGCCAAAACAACGCTAATTATTAACAGCACTCCTGTGTTAGAGCCATAGTTATTATCCATATTAACCAACTTCCGCCCCTCTGGGGCTTTTTATTTGCCAAACTCGCTACTTACGTCGAGGTGAATACGCCGTGTACCGTCATTTGAGCCTGTTCCGTCTGCCGTACTGAATGCTCCATGATTGTTCGCTTGTTTGACTTTATGAGTTAATTATACTACTGTTTAAACGGTATGTCAAGACGAAAATATAAATAAATACGAAAAAAACCGTATTTTTCACAAAAAACTATTGCTTTATACTGTTTAATTCGTTATAATAACGATATAATAAAATTCAAGAAAGAGATTCATACAATGGGCAGAGGAACTTTAACACCTCAAGAAGAGGAATTAAAAAAGGTTATATCTAATAATATTAGAACAAAAATAAAAGAAGAAGGCATCTCTCAAGCTGAATTTGCTAGAAGAGCTGGAATACCTCCAACAACTTTGTCTGGATATATAAAAGGTGTAACTAGACCTAATGCTGGTAACCTTCAAAAAATTTCGGACACACTTGGCCTCCTAAAGTCTGATATTGACCCTTCATATAAACAAGGTTACTCATTGGAAGATTGGAACAATAATAAAAAACAATCTCATTTGGTGAAAAAAATCACTGAAATCAGTTCTCAACTTGAAGAACCAAGACAAAAAATTGTCCTTGATACCGCTTCTTCTCAATTGGAAGAGCAAGAAGAACAGAAATCTAAAATTGTTTCTATTAAAAACGAACAAGAAAAATTTGACCTTGCAGATTTAGTGGATGATAATAAAGTTGATTGGGATAAGTGGGTTTCATTTGACGGCAGGCCATTAACTGATGATGTTAAAGAAGCTATGAAACGATTGTTAGGCAAACGTTTAGAAGACAAATAAGGAGGGTTCTATGGGCAGACAGGAGCTTTTAGAATATCTCCTTAAAGAAGTTGAAAAGTTTGGATTTTCTGTATTTGCTGATGAAATGTTCCCTATACCTGCAATCGTTAATACAGATGATAAAATAATGATTTACAGTTCTATTGAAGTAACTCCTTTTGAAATTGCTCATGAACTGATTCATATTATTAATAAAGATAGTCATCGCGGAATGTATTTTGATGCAATTAACCCTCAAGAAGCCAGAGCAAACCACGAAGCTATTCTTCTTCTTTGGGAAATATTTGAAGCTAACGGGGGAAACTACGAATATTTCAATGTGTTTGTGAATACAACAGATGCACCTTTTGAATTGGCTGAGTCAATCATCAAAAATGAATATTTAGAGCTGCATGAAGCTATCACTGAAATATTTGAGGATGAAATAAAAGTTAGTATTAATAAGCAACAAATGCACGATTATATCGTAGATTATATTAGCTATTTTGATGTTATTGAAACTGTTAATATTTATCAATTTTTGGATCGTTATCATCTAAGCCATAATTTCTATAATATGGCCGAAAAAGAATTACGGCTATTATTGGGAACTAATTAAATAAAAAACTACGAGCAACATCTTGAACCTCGTTAAAAGCTAGGTTAGGAAACATAAACATTATGGAAAATGGAAAAACTCCAAAACCTCAAAAACCAATCTATAAAAAAGTTTGGTTTTGGCTTTTAGTAATTGTTGTTGTCGCTTTAGGAATGCACTTCACTGGTGGAGCTAAGGGTGGAGATGGCGGAGACTCTTCTGATAGCACTAAGGAAAGCCAATCAACAATGACTTCAAAAGAAAAAGCAAGTTCTGAGGCAGTTGAAGCTTCAAAAGCTAAAGCAGACGCTGACCAAGCTGCTAAAGATAAAGCTGAAGCAGATGCTGCTGCTGCAGCAAAAGCCAAGGAAGAGGCTGATGATAAAAACCCGGCTACTTATCCAACATTGACATATGATGAAATGGCAAGAAACGGTAATAAACATAAAGGGGAAAAACTTCAAATTACCGGTAAAGTTATCCAAGTTACAGATGGTGATGACGGGACTGCTACTCTAAGGGTTGCAACTAACGGCGATTATGATGACGTTTATTTAGCTCAAATTGACTCTAGTGAATGGGAAAAACATAGACTTTTGGAAGATGATCAAATAACTTTATATGGTAAAGTATATGGATTATATACTTATGAATCTACTATGGGTGGAAATATTACTGTTCCAGCAATTGCTGTGACTTTCTATTAAAAACAAAAAATCCGCCCAAACTTTGGACGGCCAGGGCGGATTTAAACTATAAAGTAGTGCAAAAGCTTTTAATAAGCTTTTTACTATACCATTTTATCAGAAATGAGGTATAAAAAGCAACTTTGGAAATAAAAGCATATAAAAAGAAGAATGGTACTACTGCTTATAAATTCAGAATATACTTAGGAAAAGAAAACGGTAAAGATAAATATATTAAGCGTTCAGGTTTTTCAAATAAAACTGATGCAAAAGCTGCTATTATGCAACTTCAAAGCGAAATAGATAACCCTACTCCTAAAAGCGATATGACTTTCAGAGAGCTATATAATGAATGGCTAGTGATATATGAAAAGGAAGTACAGAATAGCACTTATTATAAAACTACGAGAGCTTTTGATAAACACGTTTTACCTAAGTTTGGAGATGAAAAGCTATCTGATTTCACACCATTACAACTACAAGAGTTCCAAAATGACCTGTCGGATAAGCTCAAATTTGCACGTAAGCTCTTCGGAATGATTCGCAAAGTATTTAATCACGCTGCACTTTATGGATACATACAATCAAATCCGGCGCTCCCTGTTACGTCCCCAAAAATAAAGCGAACTGCTGAAAACAAAAAGGACTTCTACAATCCAGATGAATTAAAAGAGTTCATGAGATTGCTCGAAAAAACAAACAATATTAAAAAAATAGCCTTGTTTAGACTACTCGCATTTACAGGAATAAGAAAAGGCGAGTTATTAGCCCTAGAATGGTCTGATTATCGCAGAAAGACACTTGATATAAACAAAGCAGTTTCTAACTCTCCGCTTGGATTAGAGGTTTCAGCTACTAAAACCAAGGCAAGTATTAGATTAATAAGTCTGGATGATAAAACTTGCGATATACTCAACCGACTGCATCTTGCTTTTCCTGATAGCACTAAAATATTTGAATCAGAAAATGGTGGTATCCTTTCTCCTTCTAAGCCTAGAAAATGGCTACACGAGATAATAAAGAATAGCGATTTAGAACCGATAAGAATACATGGATTTAGGCATACTCATGCAAGTTTATTATTTGATTCAGGTATGACTTTAAAACAAGTTCAATATCGTTTAGGTCATTCTGATTTAAAAACCACTATGAACGTTTATACACATATCACAGAATTTGCTAAAGATAATATTGGAGATAAATTCTCGGCATATATCGACTTTTAACTAGCTAAAAACAGCTAGTTTTTTTGTATTTTTTTGGGTCTGCTTTTGGGTCTGCTTTTTATCCGATTATATCGTATCATATCGGATTATAAAAAATAAAAACCGCTCCATTGAGCGATTTCTTAGTCTATAAGATTCTA